TTTCCTTTCCCTTCCAGAGGAAGAAATGTTTAAGTATTTTGACATTTTCAAGAAAACCATGTCTGGCAGACTTGGAAAAAGCCTTATGAATCTTGAATTCCCATTAGCACAGGAAAAAGAGGGTGGAACACAGGAATTTCTTATGCGGATCAGAGCAAGTAAGCTTAAAGATGATGATCTTTTGGATGAGTTTTACGACAAAGTGATTGAAAATTACGATTATCCAGAAAATTACTACATAGTTCTCATTCATGCAGTATATGATATTCCAGGAAAAGCTTCTGATGGAACCGAAATGCACGATGCATCAGAAGAAATTTATGAACACATTCTGTGCAGCATTTGTCCAGTAAATCTTTCAAAGGCTGGGCTTAGCTATGATGTGGCTGAAAATAACATCAAAGGCAGAATTCGTGATTGGGTAGTCTCAAGACCAGAAACAGGATTCTTATTCCCTGTATTCAATGACAGAAGTACTGATATTCATGGAACTTTGTATTTCAACAAAAACATAAAGAATATTCATCCAGACTTCATCGAAAACGTTCTTGGCACACCAATTCCACGTATACCCGGCAATGAGATCAATGTCTTTTCAGATTTTATCATGGACAATTTCGAAGGAAATACAACATTCAATTTCACTGAAAGCCTAATTGAATCTTTGCAGGAAGTAAGAGAACAGAAGAAAGACAGCCCGGAGATGATAACTGTATCATGTGACGAAATGGAACAGATTTTTGAATATTGCGGAGTTCCAGGCGAGAAGTTATCAGATTTCAAGGAAAACTGGGAAACGTATTTCAGTAATGAGCCTGCTGCACTTGACAATATCCACAATTCAAAAACTGCAAAAATTGTAACACCAGATGCAACAATCTGCATCCAGCCGGATAAAATTGCTCTGATTGAATTGAAAGAAATAAACGGCGTTCCATCTCTTGTGGTTCCGGTAAATGGAGAACTGAAAATCAATGGAATTGAAGTTGAATTAAAATAAACACTTTTTAAAAATCCAGAGATTGGAGAAAGGAATTTCAAAATTGGCAAATAAAAGAATGTTCACAATGAAAATTGTTGATACAGATGCTTTCCTTGATATGCCGTTATCAACACAATGTCTTTATTTTCATCTAAACATGAGAGCGGACGATGATGGATTTATTGGAAACCCAAAGAGGATTGAAAAAATAATAGGTGCTAATGATGATGATTTGAAGCTTCTGATTGCCAAGAGATTTGTTATCTTGTTTGATGATGGCGTGATTGTTATTAAGCATTGGAGAATGCACAACACCCTGTCTAGAGACAGATATATAGAAACTTCATACACTGACGAAAAAAAGAAACTGCTATTGAAAGATAACGGAAGTTACTCACTGACAAATGGAAATTCTATTGATGATACCAAACTAATAGAGCGTTCAAACAGGCAGACGCAGAAAAGACGCAAAATAGACGAACAAAAGACGCACTCAGATAAAGATATAGGTTTAGATAAAGATTTAGAATTGGATTTAGATACAGAATTAGATAAAGATAAAGAAAAAGATATAAATGATTTAATAGTATCTAAAGATACTATTCGTCAGACTGACGTCCAACGAATCATTGATGAATGGAATACTCTGGAAGAATTTGGTATCACTCCTGTAAAAAGAATGACACCAAAACGAGAACAGGCAGTAAAAGCTAGAATCCGTCAGAACCATATGGACGATATCTTAGAAGCCATTGAAAACATTCGCCATAGCAGCTTCTTACAAGGGCAAAATAAAAATGGCTGGATGGTTACGTTTGACTGGTTCTTAAAGCCTGGAAATTTCGCAAAAGTATTTGAAGGGCAATACGCAGACAAGTCTACGAATAGACCATGCAGCTACATGGAGAAAATCCAAAACAGGGTAAGCGAGGTGGATAATTGGGTATGACAAGAGAAGAATGGGCGGTACTGGTAAAGGCAATGAAAGCTGTGTACACTTCTCCATCATTTCTGCCAGATCAATATGCTTTTGATACTTGGTACGGACTTTTGAAAGACCTAGATTACAAGCTTTTAAGTTTTGGGTTGAAGAAATATATGCAAACTGAATGGAAAGAACCTACAATAGCTGCATTACGGCAATGCGCGCAGAGCCTTGCGCCACAGTCTGACGAACTGAACGAAACAGAAGCTTGGAATCTGGTATCAAGGGCAATTTGGAACTCTATATACCATGCGGAAGAAGAATTTTCTAAACTTCCAGAAATAGTTCAGAAAGCAGTATCAAGTCCGGGGCAGTTAGAAGAATGGGCGAAATCAGGGAATATAGATGGCACATGGTGGAGTGTAGTTCAGTCTAATTTCCAAAGGACTTACCGGGCAGAAGTACAAAGAGAACAAGAACGAAGAAAACTAAGTCCAGACCTTTTAAAAATTATAGATACTGCCAGATTGGGAGGTGCGGAAAATTGCCAGATAGAAAACCATGGAGAGAATTAAAAAGCACTGAAATTATAGGCTTAAAGCGGAGACAATGCTCAAAATGCGACTATTACAGCAAGAGCGAAAATGCATGGAGTACAAATGCAACCTGTGATTATATCTTGATCGAAGAACATAGCAGAGGATGTGATCCGAGGGATTGTGTTAAAACTGGTATCTTCAAGAAAAAATCGAGAGGAAAATCAAGAGTAAAGCGAGTGATTTTATGAGGAAGATTAGCGAAATGTATAAGCGGTCTGGCGGTACAGCTTATCAGCATATCTGTTCCGATTGCAGATTCTTCTATGGTGATAAGCATCCGCGGTGTTTACAATACGAACTGGAAATTGATTGGAACCCAGATTATATAGCTTGCAAATTTTACAATCTGGAAGAATCTCAGATTGATGGACAGGTCAATATATTTGATTTGTTGTGAAATATGATAATTGTTTTGACCAAAACGGCTAAAATTAATTTTTATGATATTCGTGAATATTGTTATGGTTAAAACAAAATAAGCGCTTAAAATCAAAAAAACAGGCTATCAATAGAAAGGAGGAACAGGAACCGCCGGCCGGCAAAAGGAATTCCCGGTTCCTCCTAAATTTTATGGATGAAATATTGAAATATGCTATTGAGAATGGTATTATAAATCCTGCACATGTACTTGAAGAAATACAAATGAAGAAAAATGAAGAAATATTAAAAAAATATAAAATATGGCAGGGAAAAAACAATAATTGGTATACTTATATTTATACAGAAAAAAATTCTAGAAAGCTAGTGAAAAGAAGTAGCCGAAAGGGAATTGAAGATTATATTATTGCTTTCGAGAAAGAAAAAACAGAAAAACCTAAAACATTTATGGATGTTTACGAGCATTGGATAGAAATTCAAAAAGAATTTGTGACGGATAACACTTTGTATAAGTATTCTACAGATAGAACACGTTATTTTGAAAAAAAAGAATTTACGGAAAAAGAAATTGAGAAAATGACAGAAGAAGATATAAAGGTATTCATTGTCAGAACTGTAAAAGATCAAAAACTTTGCAAAAAAGCGTGTAAAACTTTGTTTGGATATATCAAAAACACAATAGATAGTGCAAGGTCACAACATTTATTGAATTATGATCCTATGGAATTTCTTTCACCTAAAATATTTTATAAATACTGCACGGAGATAGAAAAGCCTTCAAGTCATAATACAATATCAGACCATGAACTTAAACTAATTATTAATCGCTGCAAAAAGGATTTTGATGAACAGCCAGAATACATTCCCTCATACGCAGTATATTTTGCAAGTCTCACAGGGATGAGAGTTGGAGAAATTTCGGCTTTAAAATGGGAAGATATAAATGAAAATTATATATCTATTAATAAATCAGAAAAATACAATAGAAATACAAAAGAATACTATATAGGAAAAACAAAAAATCAAATGAACAGATGGTTTCCTATGACTGGCGAAATTCGAAAACTTTTAATGAAATTAAAATCAGCAGAAATCAGCAATGGGTATATTAGTGAATGGTTGTTTTCAAACGAAAATGGAAGGGTTCATGCTCCTGTAATATCGTCATGCTTAAAAAACAAATGCAGGCAGGAAGGAATAGAAGAAAGAGGAATTCATGCATTTAGAAGAACAATAAATTCTAAACTAAGGTGCAATGGAGTATCTGCCACTGTTGCTGCATCGCTACTCGGGCATACCGAAGAAGTTAATGAAAAATATTATACATTTGATGTTAGCTCTTTGGAAGAAAAAAATAAAATTGTGTCAAAAGTGCAAAGGATTGGATGAATAAGAACATAGGTTCTGATTACCTTTTTGGTTACCTTTGATTACCTCAAGTCTGGAAAGCCTTTAAAATCAAGGGTTTACGGATTAAAACGCGAGCCGTGAGGTCGCAGGTTCAAATCCTGTTGCCCCGATTTATGCAGTAAAATCAAGGGTTTGCGGACTTGGTATGAACGAGTGTTCTGATTACCTTTGATTACCTTTTACAAAAAGTACATATGAAAGGGAAAAGTACATGTGCAAAATAATAAAATCGCAGAGATGCGATTATTTTTTTTGCCTTTTTTCTGAAATTGTGTTATGTTCAAGAAAATGGAGGGCGAAATATGCAGATACACACAGCCTATGATGTAATGAAGGAGTTTCTAATAACTGATGCAGACCTTGAAGGCAAGTACGGAATCCCGAAAATTCCAAAGACTTTTATTCATCCAGGGAAAGATACTGTAGACTTTTCGGAGAGCTTCAGCAGAAAGATTAAGAACCACCGGGAACTGGATGTAAACTTCTACGTGGATGATGTACAGTTTCAAAGATTATGGAATCAGCCAGACAAGTATATGAAGCATTTAAAATGTTTTCATGCAGTCATTATGCCGGATTTTAGCATATCGGTAGGCAAGAATGGAATGCCACTGGTAATGTGCTTGCGGAATAAATACCGCAATCATGCACTGGCTCACTACATGGTCTTGAATGATATTCCAGTAATTCCAAACGTAAACATATTACCAGAATACTGTTGGGACTGGTGCTTTGATGGGCTACCAGAGGGAAGCACAGTTGCCTGTTGCACAAATGGAAGAGTAAAGAGCAAGGCAGCACGGTTGGAATTTTGCGTTGGTTTCAAGGAAATGGAACGGAGATTGAAACCACTGCGAGTTATCATTGTTGGAAGAATCCCGGAAGAATTAGAAACAGACACGGAAATTATAAACTTTGAAACCAGGAATCAGAAGATTAATAAGGAGGGCGTGAATGGGGACAACGACTGATAATTACCAGAGAAAGAAAAAACTTTCAAAGTCCCAAACAAAGAGGACGGAACGTTTAGAGAAATCATCACACAGAAGATATGGAACACGTAAGAAAGAAGGATTAAATAAATTGTGAATTTTGAATCATTCAGAACTTTACGCTATAGAAATATTTGTGCAAAATTAAAATTTAAGTGGTAACTAGAAAATGCGAGAAATTTTCTGATTGCCACTTTTTTTCTTAATTTCCGTGATTTTTTGGTTTCCAAAATGATGCTGAAATTTGGGAACCGTTTACAAGTTAGTTGTAACTATTGAAGCTGTGAGCAGCTACGAGTATTTATTGCTGCAAATCAAACAAATACACCACCGGGAACCGATACCGCGCCGAACTGATGAATCCGGGACGATGTCGGGAACAATTGGACACCAGCAAAGCCGACCGCAGGCAGTAGCCCTGACGGATCAGAACCAACCACCTACAGATAATAGACCATAGCAACAAGTAACATATAACACGGCGTTAAAATACAATAATAGTCTCACAAAATACGCCTTAAATGGCTTGTAACGTATTTAGCCTATATTTTATTGACTGCGATTATAAAACGCCTTAAAATGGCAAACACGACGCTATACAACCATAATTGATATATAACCTGGACAGCTGCGACAAATCACCACAGAGCCAGGACAAATTACGCCTATTAACAAGATATGCAAATAAAGCATAGATGCACATGGCTATACAAGATTATTATACACCTATAGCCGCAAGCAGTCAATAAACCATGTAGCGCACTATAAAGTGCTTTAAAGGCTCATAATCGGCTTAAAATGCAAACGTGGCATAAATACCCACTAACAGCATAAAAAGCCATTTACGAATAAAATAGCGCGTTAATTGATTGACTTATTATATTAACTTTACAAGGTGCATCTGGCAGAATGCCAAAAAACCGCTTGCACGCCGTGAACGTGCTGCCGGACTGGATACCGGGAAGCGGTAAAAAATCAATCAGTTATACCTAAATATTCCATAGTTTTTTTATCAATCTCTTTCCCAGTAATAGTCGGGGAATAAATACTTTCTAAAAATTCTATGTAATTGTCTAGCTCATCAACAGAAAGTGTTATTAATTTATTAAATATTTTATCACTCATGTTTTTATCTTTCTTCCCTTCACCCTGGGAGCCAGGATATAAAAAGACGCGCCCTATTATTTAAAAGTCATTTTTGTAACAGCTGGAAGACTGCGGAAAAATTCCAGGCGGTCGTAATCATCTTTAATATTAAATTGTCTGTCGCTTGTGGGGATGATCTCGCCGCCGATAAGCTCCATACAGGAGAGTTGTAAACAGTCTTCTTTTTTCGTTGATCTGTGCAAGGCGTACCGCATTACAGACTTTTTACCGTCCCGGCGCTTTACCGGGGACATATCCCAGTAAGCTAATTTAATAACGCCGCCAGCAACAGACGCAAAAATTTCTATTGCTTCTTTTCTGGCTTTTTTATTGATCGTATCAATTACGGAGAAGTCGCCGCTTTTTATGGCGGCGATTGTCTGTGCTTGTGTTGCTTTCTTGATTGTTACCATTTACGCACCTCCTACAGATCTTTCTTTCTCTTAACGTCAATGACTTCATAATCGTTTTCAGAAAGATCCTTTAACATTCTCAATGCTTCCATGGTATTCTCTGGAATATCATAACCATTTTCACGAAGGAGATCAGTGGCGGTAACAAGATACTGATTTCCATAGCCATACTGAATACTACTTTTTAAAATATGGCCATTTACGACAATCGTTACTGTGTGATAAGTATTTCCATATAATTTTTGAAACCATCTGCGGCCTCTAATTACTAATGTTTCGATTTTTTTCATTGTTTTTCACCTTTACCCCTGTTATAATAGGGTTGCCTTTCTTTTTAGTTTGGTGCACGGTTTGGTTTGGAAGATCGCCGGGCTTTTTTTATTTAGTTGCCAGGAACTAGAATTTTTCAATTAATCGTGATCCGTTTCCTTATGTCCTCATTGTGTTGAGTGGTTCGGGCGGTTCCGGTTGTTTGTTTCTTTTGTTCTCTGTTGATGGTTATATAATACACTAAAATGTAATGTATGTCTATTGACATTATACACTAAAATAAAGAGTATGTTAAAAACAGTTTTTGTGCATATTGCACATTGAAAAATAATGTATAAAAATGTTATTATAATAGAAGAATAAAGTACTGCGAGGTGGTGTTAGAATGATTAAATATAAACGCAATATAATTGATATGATGGCAGAAAAGGGAATCACAACCTATTTAATAAGAAAAAATAAGATATTTACAGAAAGCCAGTTACAACAGCTTCGTAATGATCGACTTGTCACGCAAGATACACTAAATAAAATATGTACTATATTGGAGTGCCAGCCCGGTTATTTACTAGAATATCTGCCAGACGAAACAACAAAAGAATTTGAAGAAAAGTTATTAGCGTACATTAATAAATAATGTATAATAAAGACAGTTAAAAAAGAGTAATCCCATTAATATACATGTTTTTTTGTCAATAAAATAAAGCCCTAGGAATTAATCCCGGGGCTTTTAAAATGCTTATTTATGGCGGCTATGGACAGAGTACAGACCGCCGCCGAGCCTGTTAATATTTAAATAACACAGCTTCGTCCAGATTGTCAAGAAAAATATTTTTAAAATACCGCTTGACATTTTTCTAAAACTTCTTTAGGCTATCAGATAACGAGAGCTGACGGAACTCAGGAAGGGCAGAGGCTGAAAGTACACAGAATCGTTAATTAAATAACACGCATAACAAGCCAGATCACGCCGGATAGAAACTCCTGGAAGGTCTGGCTTTTATTATGCAAATCTACGAAAATGTAGCCGCCATTATATTATATATAATTATATAATTATTCTCTGCCCTTCCTAGATTCCTAAAGCTGGAGTTTATTAAAAGATATGCTATACAGTACCGTATAATAATATATAAGATATAACTACAAATAAAGATTATAATATAATAACCCAATTATTATTTATTAATTATTAACAAAATATATGGTTTTATTTTATGCAAAATTAAATTTGACAAGATATTAAAAACTGTGCTAAGGTATCAGCAACAAAGAAAACAGAATATTTTTTTAATTTGAGTTTTAGAGAATGTACCCGAACACCCGGAAACCTTCCGGGAATAAGCTTTACCCGGTGACATTCTCTTTTTTATTTGTAAATTAACGTGTTAAAGTGAGGTGATAACATGAAAGATAATACAGTAAATGTACAAGACGTAGATATCTATTTAGATAATATTAATATATATGCTGATGAATATATAAATACTGTATTATGTATATCACCAGATAACGAAAACTATAAGAAAGAAGTATCAGATAGCTTTGTAGATATGATTTTTTATATTGCAGATCATATACAAAAGCCAAGTAATGATGATATAGAGCTATTAGATAAAATGTTTAATACTTATGTGAGATTATGCAGTAAATATCATGTATTGCCAACATTAGAAGTATTTAGCTTTTTAGTTGGGATTAATCGTACAACGTTTACTGACTGGATGAATGGAGTGTATAGAACAAACTCGTCACATGGTGACACGGCTAAAAAATGGTTTGATATTTGCAAAAATTGTGCAATTAATAGACTGCATAATCAGACCGGAACAAATGCGAATTTGATATTTGTTGCAAAAGCCGCATACGGCATGGCAGAAACTGCACCGGTGCAAGCTACACAACAGTATGGCGTACCACAGCAGACCGCGCAGCAGATCGCAGAGAAGCACAAAGCCGCTTTACAACTTCCAGAGATGGAAAAACCGGAATTATAGCACGGAAAACTATATCTTGCAGTTTAGCAATATTACACACAATATATAGTATGTAGTGATGTTTATTTAGGGTACACCCTAAAAAGACACTTTATAAAACACTGTTTTTTGTGCAATATTACAATATATTTTGCATAGCATTCCATTGACTACTGCCGAAGGCCTACGACAAACAGCGACCAGGCAAGGGCAGCGGTTCCCATGGGGCGGCGGGCTGACTTGCCAGCGTCCGTACTGGATGACCGGGAGGGGGTATATATAAACCCCCAGTCAGCGGTAGTTACCACCAAAACCGCCCGAAAAAACAAAAAAGCTCTCCTTAACATGGCAGGGATAGTGATTCGAACACGACAAGCAGTAAGCCTTAACTGTTTCTCTGCCATACTAAAAATAAGGCAATACCAAGAAAGGCAGGTACAACAAATGAACGATATAATTTTTAGCAATCCAGAATTTGGAAATGTGAGAACGGTAACTTATAGATGGAGACCTTGGCTTGTTGGGATTGATGTGGCAAAAGCATTAGGATGCGTGAAAGAAAGGAATGCTATTGCAAGTCACACAGATAAGGAGGACGCCATAAAGTGCAGCTTCCCATCAAAAAAAGAGAACCATTAAGGCTCTCTTTTCAGATCATTGCTATTAAATTTTACTATGATATCTGGAAATGCTTCAACAGAAATTTGACAACCAAGAAAGTCAAGAATGGCTATAAGTTCATAAGCAGAAAGAGTTTCTCTGGAAAACTTGTTAGCTAGTGCTTGTGGTGAAGTTCCTAGATGTTCAGCAACTTGAATATTTGTAATTTTTTTCATTTTCATTATTTGTTTAATTTTTTGAGATACCATATAAACACCTCCTACTTACATAATAAACGCAAATGTTATAAAAATCAATTAAAATTCACTTAAACGTGTAATTTGCTATTGAAAACACACACATTATAGTGTATAATTATTTTATAAAGAAACAGGAGCGTGTATATATGAAAGTAGGATATGTAAGAGTTTCAACAGCAGATCAGAACGAAGCGAGACAAATTGAAGCAATGAAAACAGATGGTGTTGAAAAAATTTATATGGATAAAAAATCCGGGAAAGACTTCAATCGTCCAGAGTATCAGAAAATGATTGCTTCTCTTCAAAAAGGTGACATTCTGGTAATCCATTCGATTGACCGACTTGGAAGAAACTACGAAGAGATTATTGCTGAATGGCGAAAAATTACAAAAGAGATTGAAGCGGATATCATTGTACAGGATATGCCGTTGCTTAATACTACGCAAAACAAAGATTTGACAGGAACACTGATCGCAGACATAGTTTTGCAGCTTCTCTCATATGTAGCGCAAAGAGAAAGAGAAAACATTAGACAGCGTCAAAAAGAAGGCATTGCAATTGCAAAAGCCCAGGGCAAATATAAAGGTCGTTCCAAAAAAGAGATAAACAAAGACCTTTTTGAAGAAACCAAACGAAGTTGGCAAAGAGGGGAAATAACAAAAGTACAATTTGCCGAGATTATGGGAGTTTCAAGAAGCACGTTATATAAACTTTTAGAGGGGGATAAAGATGATTGATTTTACAAACAAATGCATTGTTACAGAAAACAATGTTGAATCAGAACAGTTGCTTAAAAAAGCAATAGCTCAAGGGTTCAACTTGCCAAAAGGACAAAAAGCAATGGAATCGCATAGATACTTTCATTTTATTGGAAGTCCATATAAACATGTTGTAGCTCCTTATGAAGTAAGTTCGAGCGACTTCAACAAGGCGGTTAGATATTCGGAGTTGTTTGGTGATGAGCAAGAAGAGCTAAGAAAAATTGTTGATTCAGCTGCAAGATGGTGCCGGGCATATGGATATGAACATTTGAATGTATATGCAAACGAAGAACTTGAAAGTTATACTGGAAAGGCAATCGCAAAGACAACAGACAATATCATACAGCGTGCTTATGTTGAAATAAAGAAGCCACGTAAACTGACTGTTTCAGAGTTGGAAGAATACTTAGGATATCCAATTGAAATTGTAAGTTGAGGTAAATGCTCATGAAACCAAACCCACAATCCGAATCCATCCGCATCCGATTTTCCGAAAAACAGAAAAAAAGGCTCCTGGAAGAGAAGAACCGGACGGATAGGAGTGTATCGGATATTGTAAGACAAGCAGTTGATGAATATTTCGGGAGGAAAAGACGTGCTTAAATTTTTCTCAAAAAATAAAAAAGACGTTTCAGTTCCAGAAGAATACGAAAAGAAATTCCCAAATGCAGATACCAAACGCATAAGGAAAGACAATATAGTTGTTCATTCGAGTGGAATATGTGCAGATGGGAAATTTTACAACACAGAAAATGCAGAAAAGATATTTACCGATAATATTGACTGCGACCATTACGGATATACATGTTATTCAGAAAAGACTTATTTTTTAACAGCAAAGGGAAATTGGTTTTCAGCATTTACAGCTATCAATGGCTATAGAGAAGAGAACCAAGAAGAAAATACAATAACAACGTGGGTACATATTGCTTATGGCTCTTTGCAAGTTGAAGATAAAGAAAATATAAAAATATTATTGGGAAGGAAAGACATTGACCTTTACAAGAAATATTTCGGGGAGGTAGAAGAGGGATGATGAATTATTTTTTATACAGTATTGAGAATGCTGTCCGTTCATGTGAAAAAGAAGAGTATATTCCAAGAGATGCTACTGGAATACTTAAAGTACAAAATGGAGAAGTATTTTCAAAGGAAAATGGAGAATGGAAAAAGTTATCCATGCTATACGCACAAATAAGTGATAACAAGGATAGTCTTCCCGAATCCCCCATTGATGTAGCGCCTATGCTTATCAATGCCACAGTAACTAACGAACTACCGACTGAGAAAATTCCACTGTCTTCATTATTGGAGCAGAAAACATGGGAAATTCCAAAATACAACATTCTACAGTTGGAAGAGATTGCGAAACACCTCCTTCTCTACTGTGAAACTAAAAGAAAGGGGCGCGAAGATGTCTTTAGTAAAAATCACAAACCCCAACCCCAATGATTGGCTCGGCACAAAATATTTCATTGATGGAAATGAAGTTCCGAGAGTAAGATCAATAAATTTCCATACCGCAGTAGATGAAATTCCAGTATTTGAGTTTGAAATGATGGCTGTCCCAGACATTGAAATGGAATGCTTGGCACAAATCGGTGTCACTTCTCAATCAATTACTGACGCAATTTCAGTTTTAAGGCACGAACTGCTACAACACGGAGAAATTTACAATGGATTCAAAGCAAGCCTAAAATCGGCTTTAGAATCCTACAATTACTGTGGAATGCCATTTGAGTCAGAAGAAGAGATTGCAGAAAAGATTTTGAATTTCTTAATTGGGGAGGAAAAAGGAAATGAATGCACTTAATGTAATCGGAACAGCTGTAAATCTTGCATTTTTCGTTCTGGTTCTTGCTGGAACTTTAGCCATACTGGACGAAGAAGGAAAGACAAACGTAATACAGATTTTATTCTGCATTTGTTTAGAAATATGTTTCGCACTTAATATTTTTTTAATCTGCACGAGGTGACAAATGTATTTACCGATTCCAATTGGAATTATCCCGATTGAGTTAATCGAAAGGGTTAAATTCATAAAAGCGCCGCTTCGACTTAATCCATGTAGGTTCGGGAAAGCCTATGAAAGTGATAAGTCGAGGCATCCAGAGTAGCGTAAGCTCTTATTAATGAATAAGCCAGGAATTATTAAATATTTTGAAAAGAAAATTCCTATCCTGGAAAAGAGTAATCGGTAAGAGCGGAAAATTTATATACTTGTTTAGCTTAATATCACGACTTCCCCGGTCTTAATGGTGCGCCGGGGTTGATGGGCTATTGCCAAGCGGAAAGGCACAGCACTTTGACTGCTGTATTCGCTGGTTCGAATCCAGCTAGCCCAGTTTGCGGTTTTGTTAATTCCGCAAGTGTTCTTTTTGAAACACTTTTTACTCCGGTCTTCTAGCCCAACGGGGCTGATTAAAGGGGCTTCAAATGTCCCGGAAGACTTTCTGAAATCCAAAAGCGTTTCAGAAAACCTTTGTTGCGGTTGGTGGTCAAGAACTGCAACAGTGCCGGATTGTTTGTCATGGCGGTCAAATAATTCGGTATCTTAGGAAGCTTAGTTCAGCGGTAAGAGCAACGGCCTCATAAGCCGTAAGTCCTGGGTTCGAATCCCAGAGCTTCCATTTCTTCTAAATGCCATTCATCCGTAATATGGGTGGAAAAAACTTCCAGTTGAGTGTGTGGATTAGGTAAATTTATGTGCGATACGGCGTAGCTTAAATGGATCTGATTTCCCGGCTGGTATGTCTCGGAGTTAAAAACATTAACGCAGCGCACGTTAATAAAAGGAGTTTTCAAGAGATACCGTCCAAAGACGCATAAAAATATCCAGTGAATCTACAGCGCTAAAATTTGTAGATAGTGGAAAGCATAACACGATAAACCTATTGCTAACCCGGTTTTTCCGGGTTATGTGGAACCTATCGGCTATAGGGCGAATATCTATAGATATAAGTTTCCTAGTTCAACTCTAGGAGTTCCGCACGGCAGGATAGAGAAGCGGAATCTCACATGGCTCATATCCATGGAAACGGCGGTTCGAATCCGTCTCCTGCTATTCCATCTACCAAGTGTAGATAGGAAATCTGACTTTAGCATAGCTATTGTTGGTTTTTAGACGAGGTAGCTCAATTGGACAGAGCAATGAGAATATTAGTCATGTTTGTGACTATAACAGCAATTTACTCCATTACAAGGCATAGGTTGGTGGTTCGAACCCATCCCTCGTCACTGCCCCGGTTATCGGTTACGGAAAACCGATTAGAACATGTTTGTGTTCTTCACTGCAAATAATTTTATAGGTTCAAATCCTGTCGGGGCAATTATGTGATGCTTACAGCAATCATTTTGGGCATAACTTTTAATTATGAAACACAAAAGCATCATGAAATTTATGGGACGCTTACAGCAACTCACTTAAATAAAATCTAATTCGTATATTTTATATTTTTCGTGTCCTGAAAGGAGAAGAAACATGGATTTTGCAAATGCAATGAAAGAAGAAAGCAAGTTTACAAGAACCGAAAACGGAGCAGTTGCGCTGAATACTACAAGCGATGCAAGACTTGACCTGTTCGGAACTATTGGCGCATTGAGAGAAGCTGATGAAAATAGAATCACCACTTTATTCTCAGAAGCATTTGAACAGGATAAACTCTTTGCCACAAAGATTGCTTTTTATGCAAGAGATATTCGTTACGGGCTTGGAGAGAGAAAAACTTTCCGAACCATTATCCGTTACATGGCTGAACATCATCCAGGAGCACTTAGACCGAATCTTGACTTGATTGGAGTATTCGGGAGATACGATGATCTGTATGAACTGATTGGAACACCAATGGAAGACGATATGTGGAAAACCATGAAGATTCAGTTCGAGGAAGATTTGAAGAATCTTAATGAGGGAAAAGCGATTTCTTTACTTGCTAAATGGATTAAGACTGCTGATGCAAGTAGCAGAGAAACTAGGAAGTTAGGAATCTTGACTGCACAGAAGTTGGGTTATCCAGTCTACAACTTCAAAAGGATTGTTCGTAGTATGAGAAAACAGATCGGTGTTGTTGAAAGCCTTATGTCTGCCGGTAAATGGAATGAGATTAAATATCCAGAAGTTCCGAGCCGTGCAATGATGATTTATCGCAGAGCTTTTGCAAAACATGATCCAGATGGATTTAATGATTTTATTAATAAGGCTGATAAAGGAGAAGTTAAAATCAACGCTTCAACTTTGTATCCTTATGACATCGTTGAAAAAATCATTTACGGACGAGAGAACAATAAAGTTCTTGAAGCACAATGGAAAGCACTCCCAAATTACATAGAACAGGGAACAAATGCTTTGATTATGGCTGATGTATCCGGTTCGATGACCGGAAGACCAATGGCAACGTCAATCGGATTGGCAATATACTTTGCCGAAAGAAATGTTGGGGCATACCACAATTTGTTTATGACATTTTCGAGCAATCCAGAAACAGTTGTTTTAAAGGGTGAAACCCTTTCACAGAAAATCAATAATGCTAAAGGGGCAGATTGGGGCGGTAGTACAAACCTTAAAGCTGCATTTAAAAAGGTGCTTGATATCGCAGAAAAAAATAATATTTCACAGGAAGAAATGCCAAAAGCTATTGTCGTAATTTCTGATATGGAAATTGATTATTGTGGAAATCGAGATTGGTCATTTTATGATAAGATGGCAAACAAGTTTCATAAATCTGGATATGTTATTCCAAACGTTATCTTCTGGAATGTAAACAGCAGACATGATGTATTCCATGCAGATTCCAAGAGAAAAGGCGTACAACTTGCAAGTGGTCAATCTGTAACAGTTTTTAAACAAATCTTACAGAATCTTGGATACAATCCGATTGAAGCTATGGAAAACACAATCAATTCAGAAAGATACGCTTGTATTACTGTCGAATGAAGCAAAAGTGAAACCCATCCCAGTTCCTTTGAAAAGAACTGTCCGTGACAGGCGGGATATGAAACATAGCTCAGTGGTAGAGCAATGATATTGAATATCATGTGACACAGGTTCGATTCCTGTTGTTTCTATCTGGCAAATTGCCATTGCCAGAAGTTGCATTTTCCCCCTAAAGTTCCAGTGTTTCTCGTTGGGAGATTTATGCCGTTCAAGTCGGCACACTGGATTTTTCTAAATCGAGGTAATTTATGAACGAAAAAAGTTGCAAGAATTGTAGAAAACATGATGACTTCACATGGGTTTGTTTCAATGGCGATAGCGAATATTGCGCAGACTTTACGGAACCAGAGTGCTGTTGCGAGTTTTGGGAAGGAAAAGAAGATGGAAATATGCGGTAAAGAAATCAACGATGAATGTTCCAAATGTGGAAATATCCTTGAATGCGAGCTGTTCCGACAGGGGCATGGCATAAAACAGGAACGTGAAAACATAGCTAAAATGATTGCCTGTCAGATGAAGCACAGACAGAAGAGGGAGGAAAAACATGATTAAAATATTAAAACCAGGAACAAAAAAAGAAACAACTTGTGATAAGTGTGGTGCGCTATTGAGTTATGATGAAAACGAAGACGTGAAAGAAGAGTGCATAGAAAAAGCATTCGTCACAAATATGCCATCTGGATACGGACGTAATCAGAAATACATCATATGTCCGCAGTGTAAGAACAAAATAATTACGTGGTCTACAAGATAGGATCGGATTGAAATGATTAAAAAACTTTCTAATTTCTGGCTCAAAAGAAAAACAAATAATTTTACGAAAATTCCACTATTCATAATGATGTTCAATTGGAGAAAGTTTCAGAAAGATGGGAAAGATGGAAGCTGCTTGTTATATGCGTTTTACCCAGATATTGCAAAGGATGTATTTTTGAGAGATAAATTGCAAGAGTGCGTGGATTATATTCGGGATAACTATGATATGGAAAAATTTACGAAGATATAAGGTTGGAGGAATTTCAGGTGAACGGTGCTGAAAACAAAAGAATTTTGGAATTGGAAAAGGAAAATAAAAGACTTGCAGCAAAAAACAAAGAACTCGAAGAAAAACTTGAAGAAGCCAATTCGATTGTTATGGCATATACAGAGGAGCTGCAAACCAGAGAAGTTATAAAAGGTGTTTGGGAGACGCAATCGCCACTGGTATCTTCACAATCTGATACGGAAAACAGTAATCAATGGTACAGTGAACGACATCAGTCCGATTGCATCACAATCAATCAGCTTCAGACTGCACTGGACGTAATAGTTGATCGGTATGCAAATCTAAGAAAGGTTCATGGGTTGAACTGACATGGGCGTAGAAACAAAAGGTTGTTCAGAATGGAGAACACAAGTACAACAGGCACCTTTCAAAGAAATTGTTGACTTTGCAAAAGCACATCCATGCGATTATATGAGAAAAAGCTTACGCCAATATCCGTATTGGGGAAATCAAGACAATGGTTTTAATCGGAAGAAATTTAAGGAGATTTTTAATGAGCATTAAATCAGCATTAGAATCCGAAGGGATAGATTTTTCTGAATATATGAACCCACCCGAGCCGTGGAATGGACAGGCGCTGATACGGAATATCAATGGAACGAAATACGCCTGTTGTCCTTTTTGCCAGAAGAAAGCACTTTTGATTAGCCCAGAGACCAAAATTCAGCATCTTAAATTGAAGTGTAAAGGTAGTAACTGTAAGAAAGAGTTTGAAGTGAACGTATAAAACTTGGAGGAAATATTAAATGCAAAGTATTAGGCTAATTGATAGAAATACAGACATTTCCAAATTAAAAATGTGTCAAATGTACTGGGACACAGTAATTAATAGGAAACCGTATTTTGTTGTTTTAATAGAAGGCTATATACATACAATCGGTGGGAAATACGGAAATAACAATTTATGGGCTTATCCAAGAAATGAAAAACCAAGTTTTAAGAATCTTATTCAATTCGATGGAGAGCCTGTATGTTGGGGCATAAATTATGCGCCTTACAATCATGCAAGATACAGACACGATGAATTTGAAGCAAGAACAATTGGAAATGTGTTTATAACCAGAAATGGCGAAAAATTCTGCGATGTAAGGGGTGGTATTGAACGTGCTAAATGTATGATTAATGATTTTTCCGAACATCCAATGAACTTAAACAAAATAGATTTTGACAAAAATGTTATCGGAAGAAAAGTTTGGTGGCGTAGCGAACCAGCCGTTGTAACAAGTTATATTTCTGGACAGGCGTGTGTCATATTGGAACCAGATGGAATACCACAATTTACAACACCAGCAGAATTTGCAGATGATGGATGCGAATATTATTTTGATGGTGATGTAAAAGCAAATATTCTTGATAAACATATTTGGTGGTTTAGAAAATAATGTAAATTTATTTGAGGTGAATGTATGAGTACTTGTTATGATTGTGCGTGTTCAAAAATTGAAACAGACGGCAGCGATGCGGAAGAACTTCAAAAGACTAAACCTGTGGAACTGGACGAACTTTCGGAAGAAACCAAGTTTAGAATTTATAAATTAATTGTAAATGAAATTGGAAAGCATTTTTACAATTGCGAGATGCGTATGTCATATAAAGACTTTATACTTGTTGAGGATTGCATCAGAAAAGTTTTGCAAGGAGAACAAGATGAACGCAAAACGGATTAAATGCATTCTGACAGGTGGATGCAAGTTCAAAAGATGTGATACAGAATCAAAATGTAACGATAAAGAAAAGACCTGTACAATCACAGAAACTTGCTACAAATGTGGAAAAAAGTATACAGCTATATTTACTTATAAACAGTTAGGGATTCCGGATTGAGGTGAATTTATGAATCCAGTATTTATATTTCTAGTGATATGTGGAGCAGCAGCAGTATGGTTCCTGCTTTACAAATTATTTCAACCACTAGGTAAATTATTGAACCACATTGGCAGAAATGCTATTGATGAGTTAAATAAAGACGAAAGTCAAAAAGAGGAGGATAATAAATGAAAAAAGGACTTTTAGGTGGAATTGGATTAGCTGTTGTAATCATTGCAGGACTTATATGTGTTGCAAAGTGCAGTGTGAGAGTTCCGGCTGGTTACATTGCGGTAGAGTACAAAATGAACGGAGGAATCTCTAAGAATGTACTTACACAGGGATGGCATTTGATTTCACCTACAGTAAAAACTTCACTGTATTCCGTTGGAATCGAGCAGTCTTATCTTACATCTGAGGATAAGGGCGATTCTCCAAAAGATGAAAGCTTCAAGACACCAACAGCAGATGGTAAATCGCTTCAAGTTGACCTTGAATTTTCTTATAAATTCGATCAGAGCAGAGTAACTGATGTATTTACTCAGTTCAAAGGACAATCCGGTGAATCCGTGAAGAATACCTTTATTAAACCAAAGATGAAAGCATGGACTCAGGAAGTAACTGCGAAGTATCCAGTAACAGATGTTTTCGGTGATAAACGCCAGGAACTGAATGAAGCACTTGACGAATATCTTAAACAGAAGTTTGAGCCATACGGAATTATTATTGATACAGTAAACTTTACTTCTATTTCCACCGATGATGAAACACAGGCTGCAATTCAGAAGAAAGTGAACGCTCAACAGGAGCTTGAACTTGCTAACATTGAAGCTAAAACAGCAAAAGTACAAGCTGATAAAGATAAAGAAGTTGCACTGATTGCTGCCGAACAGGAAAAGGAGAAAGCATCTATCCAAGCGGAACAGGCAAAGATTGATGCAGAAGGAAAAGCAGAAGCAATTAAGATTAAAGCAGAAGCTGAAGCAGAAGCAAATAGAAAAATCGCAGAATCTCTTACCCCAGAGCTGATTGAAAAACAGAAGATTGATAAATGGAATGGTGAAGTACCAAAAATTCAAGGAAGTAACACTTCTACCATCGTAGATACAAGAGACATGACAGCTGATGGGAATACTAAATAATAAATAAGACAGTCAAGAGAGCCACATGAGAGCCAGACTAAATCCTAAAAAGAAAGGAGGTCTGGCTCTATTTTTATGGAAAAAATTACAGAAGGTTCGCTTGAATGGTATCGGACAGTCCTAAATCAGATTATCAGTAGTGATATGACAATCTATCAGAACCAAAAAGATTGCCTTGATTTGCTCTTAAATATGAATATTGACCTTCCTTTCAACAAGAACCAAGAAGCACGGAAAATGGCTATGAAAGTAAGTCAATACTCACATAACATAGCAGAGAAGTGTGCTGCATTAACTGGAAGTGGTAATTTTGACGATATCTACTGGCAGTATTTATTATTGGAAGCACCACATTTGCTTGATTCATATGCCATGTATATAGAAAAAGATAGAAAACCAGAAGAACGGTTCTATTTACCAAGACGCAGAACATTGAAAAAAGTAGTAGATAAATTACAAGCACTTGAAGAAGATGAACTTGACGAATTGTTTCTGCATCAACCAGCCAGAACTGGTAAATCACAAATTATTACTGTCGGAACCGCATGGCATTGTGCAAGAAATTCAGAGATAAGCAACCTCTATGTTACATATAAAGAAGGACTTGGCGGCGCATTCCTAGATGGAGTTATGGAAATATGGACTGACCCCACATATTGCCATGAAGATGTATTTCATTCAAAAATAGCTAGAACGGATGCAAAGAACCACAAAGTAGACCTTGAAAGAAAGAAAAAATATGCGACATTATCTGGAAAAGGTTTGGAATCTGGTTTGAACGGTGAGTATGACGCATATGGTTGGCTGATTCTCGATGATATCCTGGAAGGTATTCAAGATGTATTAAATCCAGATATTCTCAGAAGAAAGCAAATTGTGTTTGACAACAATGTAATGTCGAGAAAGAAAGAACAATGTAAATTGATTCTAAATGGTACTATCTGGTCATTGCATGATTTGTATATGGACAGACTATCATTTCTTCAGAATAATCCAGAAGCAAAACACATTAGATATGATGTTCTTAAAATTCCAGCTCTTGATCCAGAAACTGATGAGAGCAATTTTGACTACGATTACGGAGTTGGATTCAGTACAAAATATTATCGTACTATTCGTTCTAAATTTGAAGAAAACGATGATATGGCAGGATGGTTAGCACAGTATCAGCAGGAACCTATTGAAAGAGATGGAGCTTTATTTAATGCACAACATATGAATTTTTATAATGGACAACTGCCAGATGAAGAACCATTGAAAGTAGTTTCGGCTTGCGACGTGGCTCTTGGTGGTAGTGATTACCTTGCAATGCCAGTAGCATATGTATATGAAGATGGTTCCGTATATATACACGAAGTAGTATTTGATAACTCTGAAAAGAAATTTACTATACCAAAAGTTGTATCAGCAATTGTCAATAATAAAGTTACGAATGCTTTTTTTGAAGCCAATGCAGGCGGCGAAGGGTATAAAGATGAAGTAGGAGGAAAGTTGAAGGAGCAAGGGTATCAAACTAATCTTACTTCTAAATATGCTCAACAAATGATTTTGAATAATGGTGGACACGCACCTAAATCGGCAGTGAGAAAAGAACAGAGAATTTGGGATAATGCTGAAAACATTAGAAAATTTTATTTTCTTGATACTGGATATCAAAATGCAGAGTATAGAAAATTTATGAATAATGTCTATTCATTCACAATGACAGGAAAAAATAAGCACGATGACGCACCAGATTCACTCGCTAGCTTAGCAGTGTTCTTAAAAAATGGAAGCGGAGTTGGAACCGCAACAGCAACACAGAATCCACTTTGGGGAAGGAGATAGAATATGATGACTACAGCTCAATATTTACGACAGATTGAAAATTATGATAACAGAATCAAAAACAAGCTTATCGAAGAAGAACAGCTCAGTTCTCTTTCCACAAGTGT